TGTTAACACTATTGATGCAACTTCAAAATGTGGAGACCAATATCAAGCTGGTCCTTCATTTACTCAATCATTTAAAGGTGATGGTTTTGCAATTGATGAAACAGGAACTCCAAGTAAGGATTCTTACCAACAATTGTATGCTGCTCACGCTGCAAAAACTGCTTTTAATATGAAGATGGGTAAAGCAACTCCAACATCTGGAGATGTTTTCTATTCAGGTCAAGTATTTATTAGCGATTTTGAAGTAAATGCTGCTGATAAAGATGATGTTAAATTTACTGCGACTTTCGTAGTTACTTTACCACCATTAACACAAACTGAACAAGCGTAAATCAATAACCTATGTTTGAATTAAGACTAAACAACAACACAATTCAATTAAAATGGGGTACTTGGTCAATGCGTGAATTTTGTAACGAACGAAATATCACAATAGACAAATACTTTGAAGTTTTAGGTAGTAATCAATTTGATTTAGATATTATTGTTAAATTAATACATATCGGTTATAAATCGGCTTGTATTAGTAATAAACAGGAGATTGAATTTACTGAAAACGATGTTTGCGATTGGATAGATGAAATAGGCTCAATTTTTCAAGCTGAAGGGCAAGTACTAGCTTACTTAAAGTATATTGTGCAAAACACAGTAACAACAGTTCAAGGTACTCCTAAAGAAGAAAAAAAAAAGTCTAACAAGGCTAAATTGGGATGATATTTTAGTTAAGGCTGCTGAATGTAATATAAGACCAAACGAGTTTTGGGATATGACTTGGAAAGACTTTTCTATTATCGTAATGGGTAAAGAAAGACAAGAGTTAAACGAATGGGCAAGGACTAGAAACCTTGCCTATATTGTATATTTAAGTAACACTACTGAAAAATCTCCTAAATCAATTAAGTCATTTTGGAGCATACCAGCAATTGATGATTTAGATATTGCAGAGGAAAAGGTTATGTTAACAAATGACCAATTAGCAAGGACATTAAAATTGTACGGAGTAAATTAATATAAGATGGCAGAAAATTTTGATAAGTTTAGCATTAGCATTGATGCAGATGTTTCATCGTTACAATCTAGCTTAAAAGCTGCCGAAAATACACTTGTCCAATTTGAAAGTGCATTAAAGAAAGCTACAAGTATTGGAGAAATTAACTATTTAAATAAGAACATAGCTAATTTAAATACTACAATTACTGGTTTAAAACAACAGGCTAGTCAATTAGGTAAGCCAATAGGAGATGCTTCTCAATCACTTATAAACTTCTCAAGAATTGCTCAGGATGCTCCTTATGGTATAATGGGTATTGCGAATAACTTAAACCCTATGGTTGAGTCGTTCCAAAGATTAGCTAAGACTGAAGGAGGTACAAAAAAGGCATTACAAGCAATGATTTCAGGATTAGCTGGTCCTGCTGGTATTGGTGTTGCAATTGGAGTAGTTTCTTCATTAGCAGTTACATTTAGCAAAGAAATATCAGAGTTCTTTAAAGGACCAACTGCAGAATTAGAAAAGTTTAAAGAAGAATTAAATAAAGTTGCTCAAGAAATTTATAAATTAATTGGTCAAGAACAAACTAAAAGAACTAAAGGAATTTTATTAGTTGAACTTATTACTGGAGGTAATAAAACACAAAGAGAGGAAGCGTTAAAGCAACTAAAAAAATTGTATGGGGACAGTAAAGCTATACAAGATGCAAAACTAGGTTCAGATAAGGCTTTTTATACTACTTTAGTAAATCAAGCAGCAATGCAAAATAGTGCAGTTGCTAATGAAAAAAATAATACTGCACAATTAGATAAGTTAAATGAGCAAAAAATACAAAATGACAAAAAAAGAAATGCAGAATTACAAAAATTAGATAGAGGTGAAGGTTTAGGATTTTTTAAAGCAGGTAAAGGTGCTTATCAAAAAAGAATTGATGAATTAAAATTAGAAGTAAATACTCAATATGATATATTAGGTAATGAAATTCAAAATAATATTGATAGATTAAAAATTAATACTGCAAAACAATTAGCAGAAATTACTTTAACTCCTACTCCAGATTCGGTAAAAAAGAAAGGTGAAAAAACAATTGATGCTTTAGAAGAATTTAGAAAAGAACAAGAATTTGAATTGCATAAGCAATATTTAGATAGGCTTAAGTATAAACAATTATTTGAACAACTTGATGCATCTCCAATATTAACTTATGGTACTAAAGAAGCAATACAAGATAGAAAAGAAAATAGAAAAGAAAGAGTAAAAGATGTTACTGCTAAAGATAATAGCGTAGGAGAATTTTTAGCTAAAGATGCTGCAAAAAGAGCAAGGGAATATCAAATTGAAGATGATAAAGTAAAGGGTTTAGCTAAGTCTTATGAGAACTTTGCAAATATGTTAGCTAGTGATGTAACAAATGGTTTAATGAATGTTTTTACTGCATTAGAGGAAGGTAAAAATCCTTTAGATGCTATTGGTCAAATGTTTCTTAATATAGCTAAAAACATAGCTGCTGCTATTATACAAGCTACTATTTTTCAGGCTATTCTTACTGCATTCCCAGAACTTAGAGCAGTATTTAAAGCAAGTGGTGTTTTAACAAGTGCATTTGGTTATTCTGGTCCAAGAGCAACAGGTGGTATCACAAACGGACCTTCAATGGCTTTAGTAGGAGAAGCTGGACCAGAGGCAATTATGCCTTTAAGTAAATTGAGTAACTTCTTGAATACATCTTTTAATGCAGGTGCTATGAGTAGTGGTGGAACAGGAAATGGCAGTCAGTTTGTATTAAGAGGACAAGATTTACTTCTTTCAATTAATAGAGCGCAAAAGGCATCAAATCTTAAAGGACAAAATATTAGTTTAGGATAATGGCATACGGATTAAGATATACAATACCACAAGAATTAAGAGATAATACAAATCTTGTAGCAAAAATATATGAAGAAGGTTATGTTGGTTCTTCTTATGAATATATTGCTACATCAATAAATATACAACCAAACTCTGCTGATGAGGATGCTTTAGCTTGTGTAATATCAACTCAATTAAATATTTCATTTATATTAAATAGCGAGGATGATTATACTAATTTTCCTGACTTATTAAATTTCAATGATACTAAATATTATGTTGAATTAACATTAAATAATGTCATAAAATGGAGAGGTTATTTATTTAATGATTATGTAGATGTAACATTTACAACAGGAATACAAGAAGTTAATTTAACTTGTATTGATGGTTTATCGTTTTTAAGATACAATATTTATAACCCTACTGAAAATAGCAATGGATTAATAAAGTTATTGGATTTATTTAATAATACTTTATATCTTTTGCCTTCTTACACAAGTACTTCTATGTATATGTGTTGTTCTTATTTTGCTACTGGTATGGCTAATAGAAGTGCATCTACGGATAATGACCCATTTAATCAATCGTATCAATATAGGAGAGATTTTATAGGCTTAGATTATTATACTATTTTAGAGAACATAATGTTATCTTTTGGTTGTAGGCTATTTCAAGCAGAGGGAGATTGGTATGTATTGCCAATGAATGAAATGGCTTCAACAATATACTATTCTAAATATGTTATAACTTCTACTACACCAACATTTAATAGTAGTGGAGTATTAAATAATGTAGTAAATATTGCACCATATTCTACAACAAGTGTTCACTTTATAAATAATAGCCAAACAAAAATAGTTAGAAAAGGTTATCCTACAATAGAGAGTGTTGTTGATTTTACACCAGCTAAAAACTATATAAATAATGGAAATTTTAAATCTGTTGTATCTTCTCAAGCAGTTGGTTGGGATGTTGCAACATCAGGTTCTTCAGTAGTTACATTAACTCAATTTGCAAGTGTACAATTTAATAGATATAGTATATTTTACATAAGTTCTGGTTCTGCTTCAATTACAACTAATTCAGCATACTTGGCAAATATGTATGGAGGTAGTGCAACATTTTCTTTTGATTATCAAGCAGCAAATGCAAATCAAGAAATACTTGTTATTATTACTATTACTATTGCTGGTACATTATATTATTTAACTAGCGATTTGTATTGGAGAACAAGTTTTGCAGTAATACCTAAAAGATATACTGAAAATAATACTTACCAAACGCAATCAGTAGAAATTCCATTAGGGTTGTTGCTTTCCCCTAATCCAAACTTAACATTTCAAGGACCAATAACTATAAAGCTACAAGCTGATAGTACGCATATTGGGGGTTTTGTAAGAAATGTTATTTTAGAGCAAAATAGTTATGAAATAAAAAATGCAACAATTACTAGAACTATTGGAAATGTAAATCAGACTGCAAAATCAATAGATTTGTATTATGGATTAAATTATCCTTTAATAGGTCAATATGAAGTTTATAATAATGTTGGATTAATTACAAATTCAAGTGGAGTATTTTGGGCAAATTGGTATGTGCAAGGTGCTATTGGTACTACATTTTATTCATTGCCTTTTCTTATAATGAGACAATATTCAAATTTATTAAATAAAAATATAGCTACATTAGAAGGTGATTTGGGTAATTATAGTAGTTCTGTTGGTTTAATCGGCTTAGATAAAGTCTATACAATTACAGATGCATCTACAAATAGTTTAACATATAATGGTAAAAAGTTTATGGCTAATAGATTAACTATGAACCCATTTTTAGATGAAACTAATTCAATGCAGTTTTTAGAAGTTAGTAGTACAAATATAGCTTCAACTGAAACTATTGTTTATATTACTGACCAAGAACAAGAGACACCAAGAAGGTATTTTTAATATTAATATAGTTTAACTTTGCAATATGGCAGATAAAGTACAAGGTAATAATATGATTCTCTATTGGCAAAATCCCAATGGAGTATTCTATCTAAATGGTGGTGTTTCACAAGGCACAATAAGTGGTAATACTTACTATGAATTAAGTTCTACTGAAAATGTAGGTGCTAGTGCTGACTTTACTGCAACAGGAAATAATGTTATAGCTAGATTTATTACAGATGTGAATAAACCTAATATGACTTCTATCCTTGCTGGAACTTGGACTTTTAGTTCTTATGTATCTATTACAACAGATTTAACATCTAGCCCATCTTTTTACTTTGTTGTATCTAAGTACGATGGAACAACATTTACAACAATAGCAACAAGTTCCACTACTGTTTTAACTTCAATTAGCAAGACTTTATATAGCACTTCATTGACTTTCCCATCTACTGCACTTGGTGTAACTGATAGAATAGCAATAACTGTTTACCCTTTAAATGTAGCTGCAAGAAATATTACTTTTTACACTCAAGGAACTAATGTTTCTAAGGTAACAACTACAATACCAACGGATATTCCTTTTGCTTGTTCAACAAATTGTTCTTTCTCGGTTAATGTGGACCAGAAAGAAGTAACATCTCAAACGAGTGCTTGGTATCGTGAATTTAAGAACGACATAGCTAATTGGAGTGTGAATTGCGATGGATTAATCACTTTAGATAATTACGGATATTTATACCTATTGCAAACGCAACAAAATAGAACACAAATAGCGATTAAATTTGCTATTGACAATGGGGTAGATGGATTGGTAATTATAGGGGGGAATTGTAATCTTACAAGTTTACAAATCAATGCTCCTTATAAGGACATAGGTACTTATTCAGTAGGTTTACAAGGTTCAGGTGCTTATACGACTTCAGGAACTTCAATAAATCAAAATGGTGTGATAGTAACTTCAAGTGGTCAAGTGTATATGAAATCTGCAACGGCAGCTGGTGGAGAGACTACTATTACTTTTGCAGATATGATAGGAAAGACTTGTCTAGGCTTTACAAGAGGTGGTGTAGAGGTAAGAGAGATACTTACAACAGGAACTCCTACAAACGACCAAATTAAGTTTACAAGTGCAAGTGGTGTGGTTACTTTTGGAAGGGCATTAGAAGCAGATGAATTTATTAGAGGAATATTTCAATAATTAATATGAGCAATCAATTACAAATATCAGGAGCAGCAAAGATTAGGAGCATACAAGGTCCAGTAGTGGCTAATAGTGGTGTAATAACTGCCTTAGATGGCGATGCTTCTCAATATGTTAGAGGAGATGGTACTTTAGCTGATTTCCCTACATCAACAGGTGGAGGTAGTTCGGTTTCTTATTATCTTAACACAAGTGTAAGTCAAGGTACAATAGGTGGGGTTGCTTATAAACAATTAAGTAAAGTACCTATTAGTGGTGCTGGAACTGATGTTACTATCTCGGCTAATGGTTACATAGCAAGTTATATAAC